CATAGGCACTTTTTATGTTGTTCAGTTTTTCCGATACAACATTTTTAACACCGCCCCATAATTCTGACGTTTTTTCTTTGACTCCGTTCCACATCTCGCTTCCGATTGATTTGATACCTTCCCAAATTGACTTTATCAACTGCAAACCCAAATCAAACCAATTAACAGACTTAAATCCTTTTACGATTGCACCCGTTATTCGCGGTAAAGCCGCTATCAACTGCGGAATTGCCCGTACAAGTCCGACTGCTAAGTTTACGACCAACTGCATTCCGTTTTGTATAATTTGGGGCATCATCGAATATGACGCGCTAACAATTCCTGTTATCAGATTTACACCTGCATCTATTATTCTCGGTAAATTTGCTATCAAACCGTTAGCTAATGACGCAACAAGCTGAACGGCTCCCATAATAAGCAATGGTATGTTGTTCACTAATCCATTGACTAACCCCTCTATCAAAGTTACTGCTCCGTTCACAATTTGAGGCATAGAATTAGTTAATCCTTGCATTAAATTGCTGACTATTTTTGATGCCGCATCTAATAACTGTGGCACTACGGTTGAAATACCGGCGACCGCTACAATAATCATATTGCTCAAGCACTCTGAAAATTGCGTTGCGTTCTGTGTCAGACCATTTACCAAAGACGATATAAGCGATACGGCACTGTTTGCCAATGTAGGAGCGAGGTCATTAATTAACGGTGGAATTGTTTCGCCGATTACCGGTGCCAACCCCTCAATTAAATAGCCGACACCACTCAAAGCACCTTTAATGGCGGGTATAATATTCTGTCCGAATGTTACGGCTGTATTAATCAATGCGTCTAAACTTTGGTCAAACATATCTCCGCCTGTTGTCAGTCCCACCAACACGTTTTGAAATGCCGCTTTCAGTGACCCCCACGATCCGCTTATTGTCGTGCTTGCCTCTTTTGCGGTTGTGCCGGTAATATCCATTTGAGTTTGAATTGCGTGAATAGCCTGTGTAATATCGGCAAATGATGAAATGTCGTACCTCTGTCCCGTAAGTTTTTCTGCGTCACTGAGAAGTCGTTTCATTTCCTCTTGTGTACCGCCGTAACCTAACTTCAAGTTGTCAAGCATAGTATAATTCTGTTTTGCAAATCCCTGATACGCATTTTTTATGGACTCCATATCCGTACCCATTTTATTTGCATTATCGGACATATCAACCAATGCCGAATTTGCGTAATCCGCCGCCTTGTTTGTATCTCCGCCTAAGCTTGATATTAATGACGCTGAAAATCCCGTAACAGTATCCATATATTCATTCGCCGACATTCCGGCAGTCATATATGCCTTATTTGCATTTTCTAATACAACATTTTGCGCACTCATCAAACTGTCGTATTTCCCTTGAATATCAGAAACACTTTTACCGACACTCTGTGCATATTCCTCAACACTTCTTCCGCCTGCTCCGAACAACGTTTCTACACCGCCCGTAAGTTGTTCATAATCAGCAAATGCACCGACAGACTTTGAAACCAAAGCCGTTACGGCAGTCGCCGCAGCCGCTCCTGCCACCGCTAAACCTTTTCCGACTTTTATGGCACTGCTCCCTATACCTTTCATTACAGAAGACATCTTTGAGGCGCTGTTCGTTGCGTCTTTCATCGACTCATTCATATTTTTGACACTGCCGATTACACTTTTTATCCCTCGGGCAAATCCACTCGCATTAAGGTTCATATTCAGAACTATCGAACTTTTATTCTGCAAAACTATTCACCCCCTACGCTATCACAAATGCACGGCATTTGCTCGCTATAATTTTGCTCCGCAAAATTATTCACCTCCCAACGCCTTCCACTTTGCGTACTCGTCATCATTTGCCTTTTTGGCACTTGCAAGGAAAAATATTTTTTCAATTTCTGGTCTTGCAAGCACCTTTTCGGGCAATATTCCTCTTTGCAGATAATGATGTATCATATAGAGTTCATCATCTGCCTCTATCAGTTTTTTACTTCTTCAACAAGTTTTACACTGTCGATATATCCCGCAAGTTTCATACACTCCATTGCAATCGGTGAGATTTCGCCGTCGTCAAAAATCTTTTCTACGATTTCTTCGGGATATGTACAGCCGTATGCCTCCTGAAGTTCTTTTGAATGTAAATCCGGTTCGGCAACACATTCATAAACAAGGTGAGCGTCACCGTCCTTTTCCATTTCCGCCGATTCTGTTGCAAGCGACTTTGTCGGTGCTTTTATAACAATCTCGCCACCAAGGCTTTTTACATAAACTCTCGCTCTTTTTACGTTTTTCTTTGCCTCAAGCACTTGCTCCTTACGCTTAATAAGTTCCGCAAGAGTAATTTTTGTATTCTTATCCATAATCTTTTACCTCCGTTATTACGCATTCATTGTAGATGTAAGGTCATAGTCGGTAAAACCGCCGCTGAATTCTTCTTCAACTATCTTACCGGTTTCAAAATTCATAAGTGACACATCATTATACCAACAATTATCAAGTTGAATTGTTTCATAACCGCCGTTATCAGGATCTTCAAGTCTTGCCACCAACGTATGTCTTGTATCTTTACCTTTTTTATGTCCGTCAGCTATTTCTTTACCCCTTGAATATACTTTTCGTACGGTATATGAAAATTCATAGTCAACGCCCATAAGCTTTGAATCGTTCGTTGTATCGCCGGCAAAACTTACACTCTCACGATTTGTCTTTTCCTTTGCCTCAAACTTATACACTTCATAGGCAAGACTTCCGTCAATCCAAAGTTTACCGAATGTACCGGAACAAAGTTGATTGCCTCTCGGTTTAACACTTTCAGCCATTATCTATCACTCCAATCCTATTTTAAAACTCAAGTCCTCAATACAATCCTGTATTGTAATATCCGCACCCGCAAATATGATACTTCCCGTATTTGCCACTTCGACCTCACTGTCTGTCCAATCCGACACGTCATATTTTTGAGCAAGCCATTCACGTTGCGACTGAACGTCAATATAAGCTCTGCAATCGGCACCGTCATACAATACGCCCTGTGACTGCAACGACTTAAAATACTGATTAACCGCACCGATAAACAACATTTTATTTTCGTGACTGTTTACAACATTAATATAATTTTCCTCAAACGATGCTTTTATATCATCTCTTATGAGGTCAAGACTGTCTATAATCTTGATTTTCTTCATATCCTCCGTCTTATCGCCCGACAATGTTACAAGCGAATTGACACCTCTGCCGACTTTAACCTTTTCGCCGTCATTGATAAGTATAAACTTACCGCCGTCAATATCATCATCCGGAGTTGTACTTTCCGTTATGCTTTCAACCTCTGCAAGAGTTTGATACGTCGCACCCTCTGTCATAGGCAATCCTGCCAAAAGTCCTGCAATACGGCAACAGTATTCGGCAGTGGTATAAACCTTTGTACCGACTTTTATATCATTGGTTGCGAAGTTTATAATACCCTCATTATTCGCCGCATACGGAAGTACGGCTTTAAATGTCTTTTTCGCATTTCTCTGTGCAATAATCCAATCCGCAATATCTTTTTCGTTATCGGCAAGCGACGGTATTGCAAGGTAATTCCACTTTTTATTTTTTAATCGTGCAAGTGCGTCGTCATAAGTATCTTCCGCACCTATTCTCTCGACAATAACCCTTTGCGGTCCGCCGAGGAACGTCTTGCTTATGTAATCATAATTTGTGGTTGTCCAATGCGATTTTACAACTTCACTCTCATTTGTATACGAATATGATGTAATATCGCTCTTGGTTGCGTCACGCAAAATCAGTGCAACAATGCCGTTTGCACTTCGTTTAATCGCCGTTTCAGCTTTGGACTGAAACACTATATTTATTTCAGGTAAACCCATTATAAATCTCCTCCTAATATCAAATCTTCTGCCTTATCGTATGTACTTTCGTTTCTCACCTTAACGGTGTAATTGTATACAAGCTCCGTCACAAGCGTGTAGTTTTCCAAAGAAAAATCTATACTAAAACTTCTTATACGCATACCGTCGGACAATACAAGCGGATTGTATAAAAACAAACCTCTTAATTTTTCAGCCACATCAATAAATTCATCTTGACTTATATCTTTCGGAACATATCTTATTCGTACCGTCTGCGTTTCATCGTCCAAAAATGAATTTGTCGACTGTACGTTAAGCGGAAACATTTCAACGATAAAGCAAGGCTCTGAAAATCCTTGTTCGGTGTATGCCGTATATACCGCATAATCATCACCAAACAGGTTATGAATAGCTTTCGTCACTGCATTTTTTATTTTTGATGTCATTTCAATACTTCCTCCATTTTCTGCATAAGTATTTTAGGTGCATCCCTTTCAACTTTCGGTACTACGGTGTTAAGATACTTTTTACCCTCAACCCACTTTTTGCCGTTTTTCTTAGGCTTGTACTTCGGGGACGTACCCTTTCCGAGCCTTGTACGGTGTCCGAACTCTACATAAGGAGCATATTCAAGTGCGGTATATATTCCGCCTTTTACCGTACTTCCGCTTACGGTTGTTCTTTCTGCTTGCCAACTCTTTTTCAGTGTACCGCCCGTTTTACCATTCTTGTAATGTCCGGGTTTTGTTACGTTACTGATGTATTTTAATGCCCTCTGTGAAATTACATTCATAGCCGATGCACAAGCTTTGGTGTAATCCGTTCTTTCCATTTGTTTTTGCAATTTCTCAAGCTGTGAAAAATCAATCTCATTCATTACGCATAATCCTCGAATAATTCCAGTGCAATTTCTTGGTGCGATGTATAAACCGCACTTTCACCGCTACGGCAATAGTCAGTTGTTTTTCCGTTTTGTGTAACGGTTATTTTACTGCCCGACGGTATTTCAACCTCCGGCGCAATAAAAAGCACAACCGATTGCGATATGGTGCTGTATCCATCGTCCTTTGCCGCCGAATTTCGGCTTTGAAACGAAAGTCGGCAAGGCTGTTCCGTTAAAACAGCCTTTTCGGTAAATACAGTTTCTCCTGTTTCCTCATTCACGCTTGAAACTTTCACTTTGACAGAACATAAGCCTTTATACAGTCTTTCAATCGCCTCTCTTACCATATTCATCACCACACCAACTTTCTGAAACGTGCAAGCCTTGCTTTGTAGTCTTTAAACACGCTCGACATACTGCTTGAATTACTGCCGTACGATACGGTAACATCGCCCTCTTTGATTGACGTTACATTGTCGTATCGTCCCGACGATGCCGATACATCATAGCGGAACAAGTCCGCCGCCATAAGTATAACGGTATGCTTTAAATCATCGGGAATACTGTCAATGTGGCAATAATTCTTGATATATTCGATTGTGCTTTCAATACACCTTTCGGCTTTTCCTCTGTCATCTTCGCTTATGCCGTACATATCCGTAAAAACAGTTATATACTCGTCCATAAGTCACCTCATCAAATCTTGTGACGCATTTCGACAATTCTAATCTGCTTAGGGTCATATACGGGTGTCCAGTTTTTTGCGTTGGCAAGTTCCGTACGCGTAGGACCTTCCGTATTTGCGACATCGGCGTCCGTAAACTTAATACCGCGTGGGTGAAGAATATACGTCTTACGATTGATAAGATAGTCAACACCGCTGCCCTTTTTCTTATCTCTGTCTGTTTCGGTCGCAACAAACTTTTCCGGTGTACCGTTGCCGAGAGCAATCGCACCGTTGCCGAAAAGATATGTTGAAAATACTTGACTCGAACCAGAACCTGTTACAGGACAGCCGTCGTCAATAATAACTCTCTTACCCATATATGTACTGAACGGATTTGCCCCCGACGGCTGAATTACGTCAATAAGGTCTTGCTTTCTGAGTGCCGCCTCAACTGCACTGTGCATAACAACGGCGGTAAGTTCCGCTTTGTTGTCGCCTAAAAGCTGTTGTGCGTCAATAAAAGCACTTCCGCTCCATTTTGCACCGTTACCGCTTGCGCTTGACATATCAAGAATGTTTGACGCAAGTCTTGTTTCAGCCTCTTTAGGCGAACCGTCGGAGACTGCCGGAATTGTGCCGAAGATACCTTTAAGCACTGCGATAAGTTCCTTTTGTAAATCTCTCACCCAAAAGTCGGATACAAGACTTGCAATCGCCGCCATAGGGTCAGCACCCGACATTGCGGCTGAAAGGTCTGTTGCACTCCACATTTTTGCACGTCTTAAAATTACCGCAACGTCTTTCTTACTGCTGATTTTGTCGGCGGTAAGGTCGTCGCCCTCGATAACCGTTTCCGATTCACCTGTTAGGTCAGAGAAAAACGGCATATTTACAAGCGGACTTGCCTGTGACGCAAGCTTGTCAAACTCTGCGTCGTTTTGAACTATACCGCTCTGCACAAGTGCCGATTTTTCAAGTGTTTTTTGAATAACGTACGGATTAAACAGTTCCGGTACGATAATATCTGATAATGTTGTTCCCATATTAAATTCCTCCTGTCGTTCCTGCCTCTTGCATTAATACTTTTGCTCTTGCAGGGTCGTTTTTATAAATTTCACCTTGTTTGGTAAGATTGAATGTGTCCTTTGCCCAAGGATTTACGTCTGAACTTCCACCGCCGCTTTTTGGTGTGTATGCTCCGCCTTTTTCGGCAAAAAGGTGTGAGTACGTCTTATCCTCTCTGAGCGGTTTAAGAATATCGTCCACACCGACAGGCTTGCCGTCTTTGTCGAATGTAAACTTGTCAATTCCGCCTTGCTTGTAAATAAGATAGTCGGCATCGGTTACACCGGCTTTTGAAAGCTGTTCCTTTAATGCGTATGTCTTTGCGGTGTTCAACGCATCTGTTTTAAGCGTTTCAATCTCGCTTTCATACCCTTTGATTTTGTTCTGCAATTCCGCGTTGTCGGCATTTGATTGTTTAAGGTCCTCAATGGTTTTGTTCGCCGTTTTAAGCTCCGTAACTTTGTCATTGAAAACATTTTTCGGTACTGCATACTTCGGAAATTCGGAGTTTACAGTCGACATCACTCCGTCAATATCCAACTTGCCGTCCTCAATCTTCGCCTTTTCCAATATTGCCTTTAACCATTCCATTCTTATTTCTCCTCCATAATTTTTTATTCAGGTGCGTTCCTGTAAAAAAGCATTGTTCTTTATTCTCTGCAACACTTGAAAAAAGAGTATAAAAAAAGCACCGTTTCATAGGTGCTAAGGCGGTAAACCTCGTATATTCACTTGTTCCACTCTCCTTTTTCGTATCAAAAAAGCACGCCCTAAGACGTGCTTAATGTATATTTAATTTATATACCGGGAATTGTTTCTTTAATGCTTTTAGCTAAATTTGCCGCTTTTTTCATCAAAGAATTTTCGCTAAGATATTCAAGTCCTTTTAATGTTATTCGGACATCATCGAATTTGATTCCCTGTATTCCTATCATATCAACTATGATTACTCCGGTTATATATTCTTCTTTGGCAAGCATTCTGATAATATTCTCAAATCGATTTTCTGTTATCTTGAAATTTTCTGCCTTTAGCAAAGACCTATCAACTTCATCACAATCCATTGCACTTTCAAGGACTTTAAGTATTTTATAAATAACTTTAAAATTATCCATTGCCTATACTCCTTTTGTTGTAATAAAAACATACTCATTAGTGTTTTTTGCTTTAATCAAACATACTATATTCTTTTCGTAACTTCTCGTAATACTTTTTTACTTCTTCAGGTGCATCTTCTCGTAAGTGGCATTCTCCGTCGGGATACTCTTCCCATTTGTCCAACTCTTTACTCATCTTCAAATCATATTCTGTTATAAGCCTCATCATTTTACACACCTCTTTACCAATTCCAATAACCGCTTATCTTTTACAATTCCCTTTTTCTCTTGTAACAGCACTTCCGCAATTAATTCATTTAATTGTCTGTTGCCCTCTCTTTTCAATCCATCTTTTGCATTTCGACTAACAGTATTTGACACATAAGAATAATCAAGTCTTTGTTGTTCCTTTACGTATTTCCGCAACTCTGATTCTATGTTCATTTTATTACTTTCTCCACCGTTTGTCAACACAAAATCCCAATGTTTCTTATGGAACATTTCATGCCACAATACATCAAGCTTGTTCTCCGCGACAAAATACCCGTCTTTTAGCATTTCATTCAAAAAGCTTTCATCTGTCAATTTCTCATTGATATATAAGCGATTGTTTTTGTGACTGTATGCGGCTATACCTTTTATTGATTTTGCTATTACGATTTCTGAAACATCACCCAATAAATCGATACTATTCTTAGTATCTATTACAAACTTTATTGTATTCTGTGCGTTCTTCGAGTTTGTTTGCGTATAAATACCGTTATGATTTTTTACAGGATTGCATTTACATCTAACACCATCTTCATCAAATACTTTCGACAAAGACATAGTATCAGTATCTTCAACATTTTCAAGTGTTTCCTCTTCTTCCACAAAATATCCCGTTATTGTACCACGACAACGGGTATGAAACGGCGGTGCGGTTATGCCTTGCTGATATTCGGACAGTTTAAAATGCTTTCCGTGCATACTTGCACACTCATCGCAAATATCACTGTCCATATTCTCGTCAATCTCGTATTCGTCACACCCTGCGTCCATTATCGAACGCAATCTTGCGTCAACCATAATATGCGTATATTCCGTCTGATACAGTGCGGCGGAACGGCTTTTTGAAACATTCATTCTTGCAGAAATATTTTTAATCATTTTATCTGGACTGTCGCCTCTTGTTATGCCCTGTACAAGATTTATATTGAGTTCTCTCAAAAGTTTCTGCTTATCATTCCATATTCGGTCAGAGAAGTTACTTCCGTCAAGCCACTTTTCATATATCGCATTCTTTACCGTGTCACGGTCGAACTTTGCAAAATTAACAGCATAATCAACCGAATCGGCTATATGTTTATGTGTTGTATAATATGTATCACTGTATGCCTTTTTAAGTGATGTTGAAAATTTATCCTCTTGCTTTTGTTTCAAGAGTTCGACTTCTCCACGCATTTGATATTTGAGTGCCTCTAAACGGCTTACCCTTGAACGCATATACTCATTATCAAGCATTGTTGTCCACTTGCCGTCTGCGTTATCAAGTGCTTTTTCTCGAAATTCTTCAAGCGACAACTTAAAGCCTTTAAGTTCTTCACGACTTAACTGCTTTCGTGCCTCCGCCATACTGATACCGTTTTCACCCGCATACCTTGCGTAAAACGTTTCAATCTCTTTTTTTATGCCGTTTAAGGACCTTTCATACTCTTTTATAAGTTCGCGTTCTATATCATCGGCTTTCTGTGCGTGGATTTTTAAAAGCTCACTGTTCCTCTTCTTCCAATACTCGTTCATTATGTCCACCCATTATATCGTCACTGTCGTCCTTTTCTTCCGCAATTCTCTCCATTTCCTTATCTGCGTCCTCGACAAACGGATGACGTTCGATAATCGTGCGTTGAGATATAACACCAACGCTTTTTTGTGCTATATCCGCAAGTTCGGTGTCGTTTGAAACGCTTGTCCTTGTCCACGTCTGCGTGACATTTTCACAAGCGATACCGCTGTAATTGCATATCGCTTTGATGAGTTCTTCAAACCCACTCCTAAACTCCATTTCCGCCATACCGGCTTTAAGTTCAAGCAATGAATACAAATATTTCAATGCCGTACCCGATGAATTACCGAAGTTCTGCGGATCGGGATCAATACCTTTACCCTGTTCAAAAATACTCTTGCGTGTCATTTGGAGCATTTTCTCTCTCGCTTCTACCGGAATATCAATCGTCAAAGTCGAAAGTCCTCCGCTTGCTCCGTCCTCCGAATCAAGCTTAATAGTCTTGTACTTCTTGAGCTGTGTCAAAAACTCCGAAAGGCTCTCGCCCTCATATCCGCTGAGTACAAATATAATCTCCTGTATATCTTCGAGGTCGTTTATAAAACCGCTGTACGTTTTGTCATATGTATCAATAAGTCCTTTTATCGGTGTAAGGTCATCACGATGAAAGCCGTTATTGAAAAACGGAATAAACGGTACACGTCCGAAATTATGACTGTACACGTTACATATAGTTCCGTTTGTTTCAACGTCGTACACGTTGAACATATTATACATTTCAAGCCGTTCAAGACCGTCGCCAATCTTCTTACGGAATACACTGCATTCCTTATCAGTCCAATACTCATAAACGTGGTAAGTGTCACCGTTATCGTCAAGCTCTTGATATGTTCTGAAACACGCCGTAAGTTCGTGTTCCAAAGTATCGCTCCATATCGGTATAACTTGCTTGCTGTCTATAACGTCGTACTTAAATCCGTCATTATCCCAGTAGTGAATCCAACCCAAACCCGCATTTGACGCATTTATTGCAAGTCTTGAACATATTTTCGTGTATCGACTGCCGAGTATATTGCTTATTTTCTCATTCGCCGATTTATTCCCGACATCAAATAACGGCGGTGACGTAAACATATATGCGGACTTTTGGTCTACAAGCAAGCCGTGAAAATTTGACGGTATTCTGTTATCGGCATTTCTCAAAGGCTTTTCGTCCTCACTATGCTTTATGTGCAAAATATCGTTGTCGTTTAAGTAATACCTTTCCGCCGTCTGCACTCTCGATATAAAATTCTCGTGTCCGGGTATATATTTTTTTATCAGCTTTTTCACTGTTTCCAAATCCATTTTTATCACCTACTTTAAAATTGACAGTCCGCCCTTTTTCCTGTTCATCATTTCCGCAATACCCGTTGTTGCGTCGGGTGCGTCGTCGTGTTTGTTCCTGCCCTCACGCTGATATGTTGTCATCGCCTTATAGTATTCGGGAAAACGTATATGCCAGTCGCAAGGAAAATATATATGCTCCATTACCCAAGTGCTGTTGGATAATATTCGTGCCTCTTTGTTATTGCTTTGGTGAAACCATTTCACCGTTGTAAAATTACTGCCGTATTTTTCGGCAAGGATTTCACGCACACGTCTTGCGAACGAACGTCCGCCGTTATTGCTTTCAATCTTTGCAAGGTTGACGTTGTTCTCGTATAATCTGCGTGCCGTTTCACCCTCTGTAATCTCCATAGGCTCGTCGGTATAATACACGTCTATGACGTATACTTCTTTGCCGTATATGCCGTATATTATGTTGCAGAGATAGTCCGCACCTGTATCGGCGGTATCGCAATATGATTGTATTTGCGTAATCGGCGGTAAGCTGTCGTATGTTTTAAGCGTTGTGTAGAGTTTGCCTTGCAAATCAATCGGCTCTTGCTGATAATTCGCACTTGCTATGTCCGCACCCATTGCCTTAATCTTTAAGTCGTAACTGCTCCGTGAAAGTATTTCGTCACAAAGCATATTGCCGTCATCACAAACGGCTTTCATCGTGATTACTCTGTGCGATATGTTGTTCTCGCTGAAATACTCAATCGCACGTCCCGCAAGGTCGCCCGAAGCCCACCGTGTCATTATAATGATTATCTTGCCTTTTTCTTCAAGTCGTGAAAGCATTGTGTTCGTAAACCATTCCCAATGCTTTTCTTTGACTGTTTCGTTGTATGCCTCCTCAGCATTTTTGATAAGGTCGTCGATTATAAGTAAACTCGCTCCGAAACCTGTCGCAGTACCGGACGGCGATGTTGCAAGATAGTTGTTGTAACCGCCCTCAAGGCTCCATAAGTTCATCGCTCCGTCGCCTTGCTTTATTTTCACATTCGGAAATATGTCACTGTAAATAATCTTTTCCGTATCGGCTTTTTCTTCTTGAATGGCGTTACGCACCGCTTTTGAAAAGGTGGTTGATAACGTTTCATTGTATGAGCCGGTCATTATTTTTTCGCTTTGATTTCTGCCGAGCACCCACTCAACAAACATTGATGCCGTACGGCTCTTGCCGTGTCGTGGCGGTAAATTGATAATCAATGCGTTCTCGTCACTTTCGTAAAACGATTGCATTTCGTTGCATAACCGTACAAGAAATTCTCTCTCCGACTTGTAGAATGACGGTGCGGTTAAATGGCAAAAATAAAAGAACTCGCGTCGTGCAAGTTCTTTCTTCGCCTCAAGCATTATTAAGTTTTTATCCATCACCTATCAACTTCCTTAATTCGTCAGTCGTAAGATTTGCCATAGGATTGTTTATGTCCATTGTGCCACTGTGCGTTATTTCCTGTTTCGGTGAAAATTCATCTTTGCATTTGCGTTCAAGATACCATAACGACAAATTAATATCACCTTTTTTTATCCCGTGTGCAACGTTTAATTTCGACTTCATTTTGATATTGTCTTTTAGTAGCTCTTTTCGCTCCGAAAACTCCTTGTGTTTCTTGCAGTAATCGTATAACGTGCTTACCGCTATATCCGCATAAATACAAGCCTCTCGGTCACTTAACCCCATTAAAAATCCCTCTTCGAGTTTTTGGACTGTCTCTTTCGTAATCTTTCTCGGTCTTGCCATGAATTTCACCTCCTGTTTTTGGGTATAGAAAAAGCACTACCTATGCGATAGTGCCTTATATTTTATTTTGATACAATAGTGACATTGTATTGTTTTGCTCAGTTGACTGTGTTGCTTTCTTCTTTTTCCGCTATCAGTTCATCTAAAACTTGTAATGCTATGGTGCATTGTATTAATTCTTCATTTTTATGAATATTATAGCGTATTAATACAAAGCTTACACCAAGTATGATAATAAGAATCATAATTATATACCAAAGTACGGAATCTCTTTCATTTTCAGATATTAAAAAATTCAAAATAGACATACATAATGCGATGATTGATACAATAAAACTCAATCTACTATACACATCATTCTGTTTTCTATCTTCATAACGAACTTCAATTCTCAATTTTTCACTTTTTAAATATTCCAGTGTTTCGTTTTCATAGAACTTTTTTAAGTCTTTACGATATTTTAAATATTCTCCATCATCATTATTTGTTTTTAATATACGTTCTTTCATTCTTTATCCTCCGTAAAAATTGTATTTGTGTATATAATTCGACAATATCACACAAAATTCCTTTTTTAGAAGAATAATTTTTTTAATATCCCTATTCCCACCAATCACACGAGATATTCACCCATCATCTCACGATGATACACTACCTTTTTTACGAAAATAACGAGCGGTAAGATATAGAACACAAAATATTGCACTGTATATATGTTTTGCATTATTTTTTGTTTGCTCATTCTTTTCGCATTATAAATTGTATCATAGATTTTTCGTCATTTTCGTCATTTTCAAAAATTTATTATGTTTTCTTCTTGGATATTGTTCATCGTGATGTCCTATCTTGAACGCTATCCACTGCCACGACGGCATTACCGTTCCATCTATGTACCTGTATCGGAATATGCGGCGTGTTTCACTGTCCAATATACCGGCAACAAACAATTCAATTTTATTTTTCTGTCGTTCCAATCGCTGACGTAACACGACATCCGATATATGCGTTGGCTCAACACCCGATACAGAAATACAGTGCTTGACGTACGGAAATTCAGCGTCAGAGCCTGTAACAGTACCGTATACCGTATTACTGTTTATTCTGTCATTTACCTCGTTTAATTCCGCTACAATACTGCGATACTGTTTTAGCTCTTCCTTTGTCAAATTAATTCCCCCTGTCTAAATATTCAATACGTCCGTCTGAATAAAATACCATTTTACAATCATTGCGTATTGTATCTTTAATTGTTTTTATTCTGCCGTTCATCATATCCATTAATACAAATTTTGCAGTTTGTCCGATGTCCGCCATACGTTTTTTACGCCAACCGAATTGCATATATAACGGATATAGCACCACAGGAAGTATCGTCTGCATTTTGTATATAATCATCTTCATACCATCTTCGTCAACGGTATCTGTTTTCAAGGTCAACGGTTTAAAATCTGCCATTAATGACTGATAATCAAAATCACATTCAGACTTAATTTCATCAGTAAGTTGTATTACTGTTCGTGTTTCGTTGCCGATGTGTTGTAAATAATTATGCGCATATGTTATGTACCGCACCAATCGTTTTTGATTCCAACCGTATTTTGTATGTAAATACCACACAACAAACACAACAGAATTAACAATCGCCTCTTTGGTTGCCTCAACTTCGACAACTTTATAGGCTTGTAGTGCCTTTTTAGTATTAAATTTCTTGACACCATGCTTTTCAGCTACTTTTTTGAAATTTTCAACCAATGCTGATTCTTCCTTGCATCGTTCTACCTGTTTCAATCTCTGCCGCATTTTCTTGCGTTTCTTCGCTATTTTATCTTTCACGCTCTACTCAACCTTTCTTATCCGGTACATATTCCGGACACTTTTCAATCCTATACGAATCATACGTCTTGCGGTGTACCTTTTCAGCAGTCCAACCCTCAACAGGCTGAAAGCAACTGCTCCACGAACAAGCGCCACAAGCTTTCTGACACGCCCAACATAATTGTTCTTTAGCCATTGTCTTGCACCTCATCTAATCGCTGAACATACTCGGTAAAATACCATAGCAGTTCATCTTTGAATTGCTCAATAGCTTCATCTGCTTTTTCCATAGACGAAAAATATATCACGTTAACGTCTTGGAAGTATTCCTCGCCTACCATCATCAATTTATCGTCAAAATGATTGTACTTAATTCTAAATTTTCTGGCAAGGCTATTTCCCCAATCTTTTTTAGTCACGGCTCTGTCGTTTTGCGCCTGCCATTGACGCAAGCGACGAAGCAATCTGTCTGCACGAGCGTTGTTCTCGGCAATCATCTTGTTACTGTAATAGTTACCCTTATCATAACATTGCTCATCCTCTTGGTCATTAAACTCTGTAATTTTTATCATACTATCGTCTTCTGTATTAATTACATAATACGTTTCACCTATTTTAGTCCTCTCATATCCAGTCTTAGGCTTGTCCGTAACCAAACCTAATATTTTAGCCTGTTCTTCTGATATTTCGGCTTTAATACTCTTTCCATTTGCATTAATTGTTACCTGCATTGTTATTCCTCCGTATTATTCACAGGGCTTTGCTCGTATCGGATAATATTCCGAACTCTTTTCATAATATCCTCAATCTCATTTCCTATCTCAAATTGTTTGCATGTATCAATTAAATCTATACCTCTGGCTAAATCCAAGGCACCGAGCATTTTTACATAGCGAAATTCCGCCTCTTCGATGTTTATTGCCATTTTTATATTGTGCTTTGCATTTTCTATATAGTTATAAAACTCGTTTTTTAATTCTTCTTGTTTTCTTTTCTTAAACCTCTTTATCAAATTCATTGTTATTCCTCACTTTTTTATCACAAAATCACTTCTTTGCTATCTTCCCATATCTCTGCCTTTTCAGCCACTAACGGAGCAAGTCCCGCGTCAGTTGACACCGTATATTCACCATATCCTTGTTCCATTAATTCTTTGAATTTTTTATAAAAATCTGCGACTGTCATTGTCTTATTCCTCCTAAAAATAAATTAATCCATACCCTCATACAAACTTTTGCTGACCGAAATATCATCAATATTTGTTTCGTGTATTGCTGTTGCTATCTTCAATTTTGTTTCTCTGCACGGCATATATCCATATTTGATATATCGTATCATTCGCTCAAATGTTGACATTGGAAACAGCATTTTGTCATCGACTACCAATCGTTTTGTATGTAGGTGTTCAAAAAACTTATCGTCGTACATTACTTTATATTCAATATGTTTTCCGTCGTCCTCCGTTACTTCTTCTTTGAAATACGCAAACTTTGATATAGTAAAATCAAAATTTTCTAACATAGACTTTACGTCATTGAAATTTTTACGACATAACTCCAATACCAACCCACTGTCTATATGCTTATATGCCTTGACATTGTCGTTTTCGTAGTAAAAATTATATTGCACTGTCAATGCGTTATCGCCTGTATATCCTTCTGTCTGACGGTCGAAGTATTCCACGGCGCAATAAAATTCTTCCTCGTTATCAAAAAATATATCTATGTCCTTTATCTTTTCACCGTTGAAAATGTTTTTAAAACAGCCGCCTGCTATGTATCCTTTATGTCCCATCATAAACTTATCCAAAAAATTCAACATATGAAAATTTTCTCTGTCTTGTTTAATTATCATCGTTTTCCTCCATATCAATCCACGTTATCCCCACTGCATAAGCCGCCCAAATGTCACTTTTAAAGCCGTAAAACCAGTCAGGATTTTTCTTTGTTCCCTTGCCGTTCTTTAAATCGTGCTTTGCAAATCTGTCTATCAAAGCCCTGCGAATAGTTGCGTCGTTGGCTTTCATACTGTGACAGATGTTAATCTTTTCATCTTTACGTGTTATGTACTCAACATCCTTTTGCAGTTGCTTTGCTTTCTCGGTAAATCTGCCTATCCACACGCACGTTTCAAACACTTCACGTCCAACCGGCATACCGTAGCACGCCACCATTTCAATAATAACAACGTCTACTTGATATACTCTTATCAGACGTTCAAAACTGTCTAACAACTCATCATTATCGGTCTTTCCAAAGTCTTGTGGTTTCATTGTTTCTCCGTCAACAATGCACCAACCGCTTTGTATATTGCCGGGGTCTATAGAAAATACAATCATTTATGTTTTCTCCCTCATTATTTTTTCAAGTTCATCATAATCAATGTTATCGTCTCTGTTAATGCTAAGCTCATTTTCATTGCCTTTATACGCTCGCTTTGCACTTTGCACTTCCGCAAGCGTGGTACGTCCTGCGTTAAAGTGATTACGCAATATAGCCTCTATATACTTGTAATTACGTTTGTTGTTCTTTACAGCTTCGCTTATAGCATATTCAACGACATCTTCTGACATAGCATTAAGCCAATCATCTAAGCCTTGCAGTGTAATCGGTGTCAAAGGTGCTATATTGTTCTCATATAGCTTAACAATTCTTACAGGCAGACGTGGCAGTTCCTTTTCTTCTACTCTCTTTTCTTTTACTTTACTTTCTTCTACTTTCTTTTGTTCGGAAATGTTTACATTTTTGCTTGAAATGTTTACATTTTCATTTAAAATGCGTACATTCTTATAAATTTGGTCGACTTTAATTAAGAGGTACTCTTTTCTGACTTCAACTTCTTTACGGCGACTGACTGCCTCGAAGTATCTTTCTTGTATTCCTCTCGAAGTCAAGATTTGATACTTGTCATAAAGTTCACTGTCAAATATACCTCTTTTAATCGCGGCTCTCACTATTTCGGACACGGCATCACCACCCAAACCTACATTCTTTCCGAACAATAATGCAACGTCTTCTGTCCATTCACAATAGTAACCTTGCTGTCCGTATATCTTTTGGAACAACTTAACGACTATCGCAAACCCTTTCAGTCCAAATTCAGCCTCGATTAATTCAAATTTATCATCTAAATGTACGTTCAGCGGAAAGTAGTTAATTCCGTTGTTCATACACTACACCTCTTAAAACGGCAAATCTTCTTCATCACCGATTGTTGCAAAATCCTCACCGTATTGACTGTTTAAATCATCTAAACCGCTATCAGACAAATCGGTATTACCGCCTGTACTACTTTCAGATTTTGAACCGGTAAAGTACGCCTCATCTACAATAACTTCTGTCGCATACTGCTTTTTACCGTCATTACCGTCCCAACTTCTCGATTGAATACTTCCGACTACCGCAATCATACTGCCTTTTTGGAAATATCGTGCGATAAATTCGCCTGTCTTACGCCACGCAATGCAGTTGATGAAATCAGCCTGTTGTCCGCCGTCTTTTGCAAATCTTCGATTTACCGCAATAGTAAATCTCGCGACTGAAAGATTGTTTGGTGTTTGTCTTATTTCAACGTCTTTTGTAAGACGTCCCATTAATATAACTTTATTCAACTCTTCCTTCCCCCTTAAATGCTCTCTTTAAAATCTCCTTTATATCTTTTTTATGAGTTTTAATAATTTAATATTAAATCTTCCAATGGCAATCGAATGTGTTACACAATTATTTCCTTTGCGTTGGTGCGTTGAAATCAATGCACCGTCACATTCGGTTTCGAATACTTCGTTCGTATATGCATTTTCTACTCTTATTTTTATCATTGCATTTCCTCCTCTTTATTTCTTCAATCCAAGTACCTTACACAAGTATTCATCAAGTTTTACTGATGTTAAATGGTACTTGTTGTTGAAATCTGTTTTACCTATTTTGTGTGCCTCTGTGTGGTGTAACCTACATAGTGGCTGAACTTCCTTACCTAAGTGGTGTGTGGTTTTGCGATTTATACCGCTACCGACAGTATCGACGTGATGTATG